CCGGAGGTGGCTCTTATGAGCACTTTTTGTGGGATTATGCTGGTGACAGCATAATAGTCAAGAAGCGAAACTGGGGACTCACTTGGAAGTTGATCACATATGCGATCGAACGCAAACAGGTGAGCATGAATCGTCAATTAGTCTTACTGACACCAATCAAGCAATTCAATGGCCTAGCAGCAATGCTCGCCGATTTCCTGCTTGTTGGTAATAGGTTAAAACGGTTCAACCCCATCGTGTATGGGAATTCGGGCCGTCCATGGGTGCGCTTTGCAGTGCACACACGGAATGGCACGCATGTGACGACCGGGAAACCGGGCTCGCTGCTGTGCGCCACGATCCCCGAGTCCATTGACTCAACCCTACATGAAGTTGCCGCCCTTGGATCTACTAAGATCCAGCTGCCTACCGTAGTCAGCTGGATTGGGAAAGACAAAGAAGGAGACCGCTCTTCTGCCGCCTTATTGACGGCATATTTGCGTGACTCTGCCCCCAAGCCTTTGCCTTACGTGTTCCCGGTCGAGAAAGGAGTTCGTGCCTATCAGTATGAACCCCATAGATTCGACCAAGAAGCACGCCCCAAGATTCAAGCGTTCATGAGCCCTTTGGTACACGGCGCCTTCGCACCTGTAAACAATGAAGCAACAGAAAAACAAATTGTGAAGGGCCGCGTCAACGATTTGCGGAAGGAAGAACCTCGACCTAACGCTTTTCGCGACCAGTGTATCAATGAATTCGCAAAGTTCATTGTAGGGGATGTAGTCCTCGAGCCAGTTTCATTCGAAGTTATAGAAGAGAAACAAACTCGCCCCGCCCAAAAGCAATCGATTGCCCGTGCCTACGTTAATGGATGGTTCAGGCAAGCAATACTCAAGTGCTTTCCAAAGGCAGAACCGTACATGGATGTTAAAGATGGAAGGAATATCTCGATGTACAATGATGCCGATAAGCTAGACATGGCAAGTTTTGCGCTACCCATGTCGGAGCATTGCAAATCCTTTGCTTGGTACGCTCCCGGCAAAACCCCGTTAGAAATCGCAGCCCGTGTGGGACAAATCTGTAGCAATGCCAACTTCGTTGACATCTCAGATTATCACCGCATGGACGGCACGATAACGTATGTTTTGCGGCAGGTTGAGAGGTGTGTGATGATGAAGGCCTATCCTCACCACCGGGCGCAGTTGAATGAACTGCTCAAAACGAACGTCGATAATCATGGAATCCTACCATTTGGCACAACGTTCGAACAAGGACCCTCACACGGGTCTGGATGCTCTGCCACGAGCTTGTTCCAGACCCTCCGCGCCTCTTTTACGTCCTACCTTGCGTATAGACACGTGTACAAACAAGATGGAACACGCCTCACCCCGAAGGAAGCTTTCGACGCAATCGGAATGCACCTGGGTGATGACGGTATCGACCCCGATCTACCTTCAGAAGATCATTTGTGGGCCGCCAAACAAGTCGGACTTGTTTTGGAGGCCAGCATTGTTCCAAGAGGGGAACGAGGGGTTAATTTCTTGGCACGCTATTATACACCGGAGGTTTGGTTCGGCGGCATTGACAGTATGTGCGACGTCAAAAGACAGTTATCCAAATTCCATACAACGGTTCGCCTACCTCAAGGCGTCACAGCTGAGCACAAGCTCGTTGAGAAGTGCATGGCTTACGTGGCTACCGATGGAAACACTCCCGTTATTGGACCATTCTGTAAGAAAGTGCTTGTGCTTTCACAGTATCGACCAAAAACACTTCTTGGAGTTGGAAATTGGTGGTCAAAGTTTGACAATTCTGTCCAGTATCCCAACAACAATGTTGGAGGATGGATGGATGTGGAATTTGATCACCTTTTCCCCGAGTTCTCGCGAAGTGATTACGATGAATGGTTGGGTACTGCCACGACGATCGAGAAAATACTTGAACCTCCACTCTTCGCTGACGTTGTCCCCGCGACTCCAGCGACGGTGCCAGTCGTCGTTGATGATGAAGTGCTTGCTGCTAAACCGCAAACAGCACCATCGCAACAATCGACCGAAAGCACCCAGAGGAAGGCCCGAAAGAGACGCCCCGCTGCCAAGGGAAATAGAACTAAATCCGCAGCGATGAAAGGACAGATTTTCAAACGTAGGGAAACTGTCGCCACATAGTGGAATGAAGCTCACGTGCAAGACTGTAAGATACTCA